CAGAAATAGAACCAACCGATCTAATAGGTAAATCAATATAAACTGAAGCCATTATTGAGCCTCCTTTGTGTTAACGAAAGCATCAAGAGAGCCAGTTCCAGAAGTTGCAGTGTAATGAAGGCGTGCCATTAGGTATTTAACATCGCAGACATTATAAAAAACATCTCCAGCAGCAGTAATTGCTTCCGTTGAGTCTGGCAATAGCATCCAATCAATCGCGTTGATACTTACCGAGATATACATTGAACCCACTGGAGCCCCAGTGAAAACCGCATGAATAGAAAACCCGATTCTTTGAGCTAGTGTGATGTGTTCAGAGACAAAACTGCTCGACATGTCCGCGTCTTCAATCAATCTATTGCTTAATTGACTAACCATTATTATCTCCTTACTCCGACAACCCTAGGCTCTTCATATCCTGAAGCCTTCCCATTTTTCTCGAATGCTGTTATTTTTCTTATTTCTTCATTTGCTTGTTTTTCTAAAAGTCTTTTAATAGAAGCCTTATGCAATTCGCTCTTTGCATTGTGTGCCATTGAGGCCATAAATAGCGCGCTTAAGAAGTCGTCAAGCGGCTTAAATCTCTTTGCTATAAATATGATTAACTTGATCATCGATTCGCCTCTGTTTGCTTTTGAGTTGTTAAGATGTTTCCTATGTTTGACCTAGAGATTGGGCCAGTAGGTATTTTGGAGACCTTTCGCTCTATTGATTTACCAATGTCCGATGGTTTTAAGTTTCCACTTTCAACCGCCGCCTTACCAGCGCCCACTACTCTCGCGGCAAATCCTTTCAGTCCTCCAGTTGTATCGCTGAATAAGCTATAAAGTGATGCTCTGTTTGGAACTAGTGGTTGATTTGTCTTGTTTAGGTAATCAAGGTTTTTAATTAAGTTATTGTATGCCTTTTCGCCCATAGCATCGACCATAGGTTGTCTTATCTTTCTTAAAGAGTTTATGGCTGCAGTTGCTCTTGCCACTCCTGCGCCACTTAGTTTCTCTTTTAGGATTTCCCCAACGTGAGTTACGGCCATCTCTTTAACTCGATCTTCTCCGATCATTTCTTTTAATTTCAAAACATGATTAGGATTAGACATTATTCTTTTTACAAAGACAGCTTCGTTGTCACCGTCTGGTATAACCTCTTTAATAAAAGCTTGATAGTCTTTGTATTTTGCGTATTCGCTTCTTGCACCTTTAAACACCTCACCAAGCCTTGGGTGTTCTCTATTTAGAATTCTTTGAGATGTGTCTTCTAGTTGATCAACAAACTTATATAAAATCCTAGCGGAGTTACTTCCCTCGTTCTCTTCTGCTATTGCCTTTACTGTTCTTCTTAGTGCGTCCACGGAAACAAATGGAACGGTAGGGGACTTAGACCTCTTTATAGCGCCCATTCCTTCAAACAATGCGTCTTGAATTAGCTTAAACTCACCGGGCGACAACCCTATGTCAGCAGTATATTTTGTTCGGGCACCGTTTGGAGTTATCATGTTATATTCCGCTGCGAAGTCACGATACTTGTTGAAAAAGGTATCCTTGCCGACCTTTGCATTTGCACCTAATTCATCAACGGCTTGGTACATAGAAGACGCTGTTTGCTTTCTAGCGTTGGTCATTTGCGCGCTCATTGCCTTTACGGTTGCACCGTTTTCAAATGGATCATGGTCAATATCTAGGAATTTACCAACGACTTCTTCTAAGTTGTTTTTTACAGCACTTAGTTGCTCATCGACTCTTTTTCTTATCTTTGAACCAACGATAGGCGTGTCCATTAACTGTTGTTCTGCAAGAATCGCCTTCCCCGATGCTGCTTGTGCATAAGTAGGAAGCGGAAGTCCTTGCTCAGTTGCTATTTTTGAAAGTCTTTCGAACTCTTGTTGAACCATTGGCCTTGAGAATTGATCCGCACCGGGAATCGCTTGAGACACAAGCTCTTTTCCTACTTGAGGAGCTACTTCTTGAGCAACCTCTTGAGCGACTTGCTTTGGCTGAAAGAAAGAACGTATTCCAGGAATGCTTTTAATTGCCGGAACCGCCGCATCTGCAAGCGCCCCACCTATTGGTGCAGCAACCGCTGACATTCCGACTTCCATTGCTCGCTCTCCAGGAGTTGCAACCTGAGGAGTTCCGACCGCGGCACTAAGGACTTGTCTTAATCCTGAACCAAGGGCACCGCCGACTGCACGTCCTCCAGCTAATCCAAGTGCGCCTGTTGCCACCGCTCCTGGCCCTGTTGGAGCACCGACTGCTAAACCAGCAGTTCCGCCCATCATTCCTCCGATTGCCTCGGGGATCATCTCTGGTAACGCACCTGCAAACTCTGCAACGTCCGTCATTCCAAGTCCGGCCGCATTCGCTGGGCGATAAGCCCCCTCTTGCAAGACTCTAAGCTCGCCCTTGTTATCTCTAATTACATTTTCAGATCCGAACTGTTGTTTAAGCAATGCTTCTCTGTTTGAATCAATTGGTTCAAGTGCGTACCTAGCTCTATCTATAATACCAAGCTCTGCCTCGACGTTTGACATTTTAGGAGCCGCTAGTGACTCCAATTGGGCAAGCTCTTGCTGCTCAGAAGCAGTGAGTCCACTACTTGGAACCCTGGCAGTTGCCATTGCCTCTAATTGCTTTAACTCTTGCTGCTCGCTATAAGTTAAGGCCATTACTTCACCGCCTTCGCTCTTAATTCTTGTAATCTATTTACTTGTTGCTGACTCAACCCACCCTGAGTAGTTGATTGTGTCCCGATTTGGCTTAATGGAGTTCCCTGTCTAATTGCCTCCATTGCCTTGTCGCCAGCTTTAACTCTTTGCCCTAGTAGTTCAGCGTAGTCACTTACTTGGTCAATAAAGCCCGGCAAATCTCTTCCAATTCTTAAGCCCCCTGGGCCAGTAATGTTCCCCATGGCATATTCTAAATAATCCCCAATTCTCTTAGATTCTTCCGCTCCAACCGCATCCGATCCCTCGGCGGAGTTAAGCAGTTTTAAAAGTCCTTGCCCAATTTTTATCTTTTGCTCTTCTGTTTTATTTGGATCGTTAAGCTTAAGCAGTGCCTCGTCCATTGCGGTTTTTACCCTGTATAAGCCAGTGGTTCCCTTAGCTAATACCAACCCCTGACCCTCTCTTAGTTTTTGATCAAACTTAGACATTCCAGGAGCGGCCTCTTGCCCAGACTTCTTTGCCTCAGCATTGATCTTTCTTATCTCCGCAAAGGTCTTTTGTTTTTCAAGCGGTGCCATTGTTTCTAACTTGTTAGCTTGTTGGCTTTTATAGTTAATGTCGGCCCGCTTAGCTTCTTGGTCTAGCATTTCTTGCTGTCTCTTGGTTGCCATTTCTGCTTGTTTAGCTTCTGTATATGTCCCAAGTGGGTTAACCGGACTCATTTGAGCTGGAACCGCTGCGTTTAGAAGTTCTTTTAATGAAGATTGCCCTGGCATAACCGGGCCGGCTAGCTCTTGCCCATATTGAGCAGGTTGAGCTGGAGCTATTTCAGTTTGCTTGTACTCGCCTTTAAGTTGAGCAAGTGCTTGGTCTGGGTTTGCGATCCCCATTTCGTACATTTTTAACTTTGTTTGAGTATCAGCAAGAGCTTGCTGCCTTTGAGTTAGTAAATCAGCTTGTTTTTTTGCCTCATATCCGGCATATCCCTGAACCATACCCTGAAGGGCGTTATCCATTGCTTGTTGCCTTAATGTCGACTGGCTCGGGCCTGATTGTATTACTTGCACCATTTTTTTATCCTACATGTTTTGAGCATATTGCCCAGCATTCATACCAACCTGAGCACCTGCAGCGCCGCCTAATTTAGCACCTACAGCAGTGCCAATAAGCGGAGCCAACCCCCCTGACTTAGTAGCGGCTTGTCCCATTTTTAGGACTTTAGATTGACCTTGTTCGCCTAGGATTTGATTAATCCCTCCAGTTGCAAAGTTAAGATTTTGTTGTCTCATTTGTTCCTGGAGTCCAGGGAGTTGAGAACGAACGGCACTGATTTGATCAGCAACGCCTTTTTGCTGATTAAGAATGGCGCCGATACCAGATGCAGTCCTTCCAAGACCACGTTGAGCGACTAATTGCTCAGCTCTCATTCTTTGATCTGCAGCGTTTTGCATGATCTGGTTTTCTTGTGCGGCAACTTGCTGTTGAGCTATCCCACTGGTATCCATTCCGATACCTTTTCCGTATTGACCCAGTAATTGTTCTTGTAGTTTTCTTCCATCGGGAGAAGCCATGTCAATAACTTCATTAGGAGTAGCGGCAACGTCCTTACCACCAATTGTTTCATCGAGGACATTGCCAATAGGATCTGTTAACTTATTATATAAGTTCCCAACAGGTTTTCCTACTATAGGAACGGCGCTAACAACTTTGCCTGGCAAGGCGACAACTGACTTTACAGCTTTTCCCATTCTGCTACCTCTAATTTATATGTACTCAGTGGGCCTGCAATAGAGGCAAGCTCAAAGCCATAATTTTCAATTGTATGTTTTGATAAAGCGACGCCGTTTGCTCGGTCGTCTGTCATGCAGTAAACCGTTTTCACACCGGCTTGCTTGCATATTTCAAAGACCTGATCGGCTAAAAAGTATCCGTGTCCAGATTGACGATATTCCTTCATGACAAAGTAGTCGTTAATCATGCAATCGGGGAAGTCTATGCGATAAACAATAAATCCCTTATCTGTCTTTATGACGTCAAGGTTTTCCCGTTCTTTAATGTAAAGTTCGTATAGGTTATTCATTTAGCGATACACATCACTTTCCCGGCCGAGTTGGCACCTGTGGTTCCTGCTCCAGACACGGTCGTAAAAATATCGATAGTATCATCTCCATCAGTCCCCCCAGTCACGTTAAAGTCTAAGTTGCCAGTAGCACCCGACGCGGAGCCAGAGCACACGATAGACGAATATGTTCTATTCAATGTAACAAGATAAGAACCCGTCGACTGCCATGCCATCGAGGTAACGACCGACCCGATTTGAGTGAGCACGCAGCTTCCAGTTGAGCAATTGCCAGGAGATCCTTCATAGTGAAAAGCAAAAGTGTTAATGCTTGAAGCTGCCCCGGGTGTTTGATTTAACCCATCACTTGCGCTATATCCAGCAGATACCCAAGTGTTTACAGATTGTACGTCTATAGCTCCAGATGAATTGTTATAGAACCTGCCTAAAAACTTATTTCCCCCAACGTCGTAGCCATCTGAGCCAGGAGCAGTTGTAGAAATTAAAAGGTTAAGCGTTGTTCCCGATGATCCAGATTTCGCATAGACATAATAAGTAGTACTAACAACCTCAGAAGAACACCCAGAGCATCCCCATGTCACGTTGTTTGCTGCTGTTGTTTTAACAAATGTTCCATTGACCGATAGGATACATTTACCGACTTGGACCGTGTTTCCATCAACGTAAGAGAGCGCGCACCCTTGATGAATTCCATTAGTAACAGTTGCGAAATCTGCAGCATTTAAAGAACTGGCCTCGAGTGTACCATCAGCAACGCACCCACCATCAAGTGAGTTAACCTTTGATACGAGTTGATTAAAGTCAGCGTTAAGAGCAGTCGAAGTCAGCGTCTGCCCAGTTGTATAATTTGTCCTACTGGTCGAGCTACACGTTGCAGAGTAAGCTTCGTTAGCGATAGTTAGAGTGATAAATAGTGAGAGTAAGAGGATAAAGTATTTCATATTGCAAATTCCCCGTTTTTATTTAGCTCGACCTGCGCAGAAATAAGCCCAATATTCCCACTGATAACGTCTTGTTCAAAAGATATTAACAACGCTTCGCCTGTCAAACTAAGGTCTCCCTTTACTGTAACTGGCACCCTATCATCGCCCAAACTGTCAATGTCTAATTGTGACACGTCCAGGATAAATGATTCACTGATATTCGGGAACTCGTACGTTAGCGAGTCGAATGGATCGACGTTGTAGCTTGGATAAGCTTTTACAGTGATATCGTTGTCACTTCCAAGCGCCTTAACTGTTAATGTTTTAAAGTTGTATGAAGTTGATTCGTCGTCTGGTTGAATATATGAAAGCTTCATTATTGCTGGAATCGATAGTTGATTAAGAGTTGTGTCCTCGTCATACCTGCTATTCTTGATCGAATAACTAAAGATAAATCCGGTGTCGTCTCCGATAAAAACTGCCTGGTTCCCGCTGTCGTCTTCGCTATCACATGCAGAAACAAGATTGTATTTAAAGTCAAAGATTCTAAAACCGCCAATTTTCTCACTGTAAACATAGGCCTTACGAATGCTCGTATCTTGCCCCTCCGATAGGAAGGTTAAGTACTGCGAGTTGATTGTATAATAAGCACTGAAAACATTGGCATAGTTATCGGCGTTGATCTCTTTTGTCCATCCGGTACGGGTGAAGATGTCATCAATGTCACCATCGCCTAAGGTAAAAGGAGTATTATCTGTTTTTCTAACCAGCGTACCTCTTTTTATTACTCTCCAGCCATGATCAGATAAGAAGTAGATTAAGCCGTTTCCGATCCTAATAGTGTCAGCAGAAACGCATCCGATGTTATCATCAAGAACCGCTTGGGCAGCAGTGCCACCTATTTCTGAGTAAATTGTTATTGAGTTTCTTTTAAAGACTACCAAATAAGGAGACAACGAAGCATCATCAAAGAACCCAGTAGCAAGTCCAGTTATAGGCCCTTGTCCAGCGGCCAAAAGAACTCCTGGAACGTCTGCGTTGTCATAAGCATCCGGCAAATACGCCTTTGAAAAGAAGACTTCGCTCGGATAGGTTGAATTCCCTGCATAGGCAATCTTGTCACCAAATACGGTTAAGTATTTTCCTCCTCCTGACTCTGGAGGGAAGTTATCCACAGGGGGAGTAATCGTACTCGTTGACATCGCCGTTATGTTAGCAGATGTCGTTCCTAGGTTTATCTCTGTTGAATAAAGAAACGATCCATTTGCAGTCACGTTCTTTATGTAAATTCTAACCTTATCAATTGAAAGGTTTGTTGCCGATGCTGGGATTGATGTTATTGCAATCGTTTTATTAACCGCTGTCGCTGTTGCTGTCGCAGTTGTACTATAGTTAGATTCAAAACCAGTCGCAGTCGAATAAAAGGTAATTGCAACCTGATAAGTCGTTCCGTCAACCAAAGACCCGCCCGCTGCAATTGTAGCTGTTGCTGTTGAGGGAAGGGCTTGTCCCAGTGGACTAAAATTAGTTCCATCGTAAAAAAATAGGCCATCGCTGCCTAATGCAATGATGTGCCTATCTATAAATGTAACTGCTCGGTGTTTTACTCCTGCAGTTAATCCCGTCTTGAGGGATGTATGCGCCCCTGTGGGGCTTATTTTATATAAGACTGTCCCTACTTTTGCCAAACGGTATGCCGTCCCGGTGCCTTTTTTGAAAAAGGACTGGCTTGTAACAGAACCACCCAAAGAAGTGTCGTTATATCTCTTGAGTCCATATCTAGTTTCCTCGATTCCTTCATTACTTATAATGTTTCGACAATCAGATAACTTGTCTTGGTCAAGAATGCGGTAGCTGATTGGCTTATTTAGCTTGCGATAATCTTTAATCGCTCGTTTTCTAAGTGTCACTTAGCACACTCTCTTAACGGCCATTGCTTGCCCGCCAGATCTTCCAAATATGCCCTTGGCTTCGTCTCTTATTCGTACATAATTGTTTCTTTTAGACTCTTGCCCGTCTTGATCCTTGTCCTCATAGCCCTTCCAAACAACTCCGGCATCTAAAACCTCTTTTAACGAAGGGTGAAGTTGAATTGCCCGGTCTCCATCGGCAAAGATGCGAGATGGGATTCTATAAACCCAGTACGAAAGCGTATAAGTTGAGCTTGGTCGTGGGTAAATAAAGATTTTATCATCTGTCGTTCTTGCGTAATAGTAAGGTGTGCCTGTGCTTGTCAATCCTGGGTCATATTTTAGGATGTCATCCAAAGAATTCTCATTTAAGCAGTTCCCGCTCCCTTCAATGATCGGATCGCCTGACATGCATGACACCAGGGCGTATTCTGGAGGCTCTATTGGCGAGTTTGCGGCGCTTGAGATCGTAAGGGTTGTAGTTGTATTGTCTTCAATCGTAGTATGCAGGAAATAGCTTCCAGTGCCTTCCTTTAAATAGACTCTTCTATGGATAATGGTTGGCTTTACGGTTGCCGTCCCATCATAGAGATCAATGTCCGTTAAGCTTAGTGAAAGGTTGGGAGTTGCCGTTGTGACAGATGTCGATGCCGTTGATGGTTCACTCTCTAGTGATTCAACTTCTCTTCCCGATTCATCAAATAGGACAAATGTGACTTTAACTCTAAAAGCTGTATTATCTGTCAAAGAGCCGCCGTTTGCAGTTGCCACGGTTGCCTTTGTTGGTATTTGTGGGGCTATTGATATCTCTTGGTCGCCTGAAATAACTTGTTTCTTCATTTTAAATCTAAGAAACGGCCATTTATGTGAGCTAGCAATGTCCTTTTGGATGTCGTTTATCCACGAAAGAACTCTTGCTTTTGCAGCGTTGTCTCTGAATCCGTACTTGCGCACAAATTCATTTTGTAATGCCTCACCATTGTAGGTTGAACTCATTATTTTCTTCCTTTGCCGCACACACTGCGACCACTACCAATATAATAATCATCATTGTTGATTGCTGAACAGAGAAGTGCCCATAGGCGTTGCAGAATGCTGCGAATACGATGCTTGAAAAGACGCGATACTTGTCGTCTTTGATTGCGTACTTATATAGGAAATAGAGGAATGTAATCAATCCCACTAATCCAAAGGACGTCACGATAGACAAGAAGCCGCTATGCTCTTGAACGACAGTTGCGCCCTTGTATGTAATCTTTTGATCTGCATACCAACCGACTCCGTTGCCAATAAGCCATGCTTTCATGCTTAACTTGCTTATCAATTCCTTCCATATTACCAACCGCCCACTATCCATGCCATTCATGCCAGTAAAAGAGACTGTTAACATCGAAACAATCGATAAAAGATAAAGCCATTTCTTCTTAATAAGGTTTCCCTTGTAGTAATAAACAAATCCGGCAAGTCCGGTAAGGATTCCTAGTGATGAGCCAGTTGAGCATAGTGCCGCTATTGCTATTGGCAGTGCCCATCTCCAGTTCTTGCGGTTGAAAGCGATTAGAGAGATTCCTAGGTAACCCCCAGACAAGTTATTATGCCCAAATGTTCCGCTTGATATCCCAAAATCAACGGCAACCTCGCCGATTACTTGGATGTCTGAGTGGAAAAGCTTCATTACTGCATATTCTGGAGAGTAACCAAGTCCATTCAAGAAAATAACTAGTGCCTGAATCAGTGAACCGATACAAATAGCGTTCAGTATCCATGAAAAGTACTTAGACTCGAAGCACTCATAGAACCGAACAAAGAAGAAGATACCTGCGCACAAGTAGAATCCATGAAACATGACATTGATCGACTCAACCATGTGCTGATTGATCACTAGAAAAAGAAACGCGATTGCTATCGTAACCCACGCCTTTAAGGGCAACTCTCTTTTGGGAGAGGTAAACATTATACCTATTAAGCCACATACCATTACAAATAAGTTATCTTTCGACGTCCGATTCATATCGACAGAGGCGAGCCTATTATAGATAGGCAACAAGGCAATCAGTAAGCAGGTTAAACCGTGTGCAATCGCGCTTCTCATTTAATTATAGTCCTACAACCATGATTGTGCCGACGTCGTTAGACGTTACACTTGCAACAGTTATTGCAGATCCACTTTTTGTAACAAGACCTTGAGCTTCGCTAGTTCCATTGTTAAATGAAACATGGTCGATAGTTCCAAGGCCGGCACTAAAAGTTCCTGTAGTAACAGATGCGAAATCCAATTCCCAAACTTCCACTCTCATGTTTCCCATAAGAGACTTTCTTTTAAGTGTCGCTGAAAATGCCATAAATACTCCTTATAGCTTAATGTAAACTTGTACTGAACCAGATGCAGCAGCAGCATCGTAGAAAATCCCACCTGGAACTTCAGTAGCAACGTCAGCGGCGCGAGCAGCTAAGTAACCAGCGTTAACTGAAGACATGTAGAATCTTTTCCCAGCAACCGCTGAACCAGCACCAACATCAAAAAGAGCTGAGTCTAGTTTACCGTTAGTTTGACAAGCACAGATTGCTCCAACAGCACAAGCAGTTTCCATAATACAAAGTGGAGATAATCCAGCAGTTGCAGAAATGATAACTGAAGCACCATCGTCAGCAGTAAGATCAAGAGTAACTGCTGAACCAGCAGGAATGCTTACTGAGTGAGAGTTCTTTACGTTGATTGATTGTTTTTCAATTGAGTTTGCATCAACTGTGCCATCGAAGCTTAAAGCAGCTCCACGTCCGATTGTTCCGTTGAATGCGTGAACATTCATTGAAACGATAGCGAATAAACTTATTAATACCTTTTTCATTTGCTCTCCTAAAGTTAAAGGGGGATTGCTCCCCCGTTTATTATGTTGTTGGCGTGATATCTTTTAACCAACCTTGGTATCTCAAGACTGAACATGCAAAAACACCTTTGTAGAAAAGACGTTGTAACATTGCATCTTGAGTTTCTAGGTCTTCTTTTTGAATAAAGGCAAAGAGTTCAGGATCTTGA